AAACAATTAAAGAAGATTATTCAAAACCATTTTGTTTCTTAATGGACGCATCAATGTTAGGTGTTGGTGTAGGTTTTGATGTAAAAGGTGCTGGTGAAATAATTGTTAAAGGTATTGATAACGATAGGGATTTAACAACTTTTCAGATTCCAGACACAAGAGAAGGTTGGGTGGATTCATTAAGGTTATTATTAGAGAGTTATTTTCATGGTTCACAGCCAGTAGAATTTGATTATAGTTTAATTAGAGATGAGGGTGTACCAATCAAAGGATTCGGTGGAGTATCATCAGGACCTGAACCACTAAAAGAAGTTCACGAAGATATTAGAAAAGTATTAGAAAGGAATAGTGGTGAACCAATTACAACTACTACAATTGTTGATATTATGAATCTTATAGGTAAATGTGTAGTAGCAGGTAATGTAAGACGAACAGCAGAGATTGTGTTCGGTGATCCACATGATGAAGAATATTTAGATTTAAAGAATTATAAAGTTAATAAACATAGAGAGCAATTTGGGTGGACTTCAAATAATTCAGTTTTTGCTGAATTAGGTATGGACTATTCAGACATTTGTAAAAGAATAGTAGACAATGGAGAACCTGGATTAGCATGGTTAGAAAATATGAGACACTTTTCTCGTATGAAGAATGGTGGAGATGATGTAGACCACAGAGTTGCAGGTGGAAATCCATGTTTAGAACAATCGTTAGAGAGTTATGAGTTATGTTGTTTAGTAGAAACATTTCCAAATAATCATGATTCATATGAGGATTATTCTCGTACATTAAAATATGCTTATTTATACGCCAAAACCGTAACACTTGGTAGAACACATTGGAGTGATACAAACAGAGTTATGTTGAGAAATAGAAGAATTGGATGTAGTGTTAGTGGAGTAGCACAATTCATTACTAATAATGGATTAGATGCATTACGAAATTGGTTGGAAGATGGATATGATGTTATACAAGAGTGGGATAAAGTTTATTCAGATTGGTTTGCAGTACCTAAGTCTATTAAGACTACAAGTGTAAAACCAAGTGGAACGGTTTCATTATTGGCAGGAGCAACACCAGGATTACATTATCCAGAGAGTAGATTTTATATTAGAAGAGTTAGGTTATCAGTTAACTCTGACCTGATACAGCCATTGAAAAGGGCAGGTTACAAATTAGAACCAGCATTTGGTTCAGAGAAAACAACATTAGTTGTAGAAGTGCCAGTAGATGTAGGTGAGGGGATTAGAACTGCGGCTGAATTATCAATCTGGGAACAGTTTAGTTTAGCCGCATTCTTACAACGACATTGGGCAGATAACCAAGTTAGTTGTACAGCTACATTCAATCCTGAAACAGAAGCTGAAGAACTACCATATGTGTTGAATTATTTTCAATACAGATTAAAAGGGATTTCACTATTACCAAGACATGATTATGGAGCTTACAAACAAATGCCATATGAAGCAATAGATGAAAAGTTATATAACAAGAAATTAAAAAAACTAAAACCACTTTCGTTTGGAGTAATTAAAAACGAAGAGGCAGAAATAGATAAATTTTGTAATAATGATTCGTGTGAGATACCACCATTAAGTGGAGATAACGATGATCAAGAATATGCAAATTAAGATTTCACATACCCGAATAGGCAGTTGACGCACCTATGAAAAAATGCGTCTTAACACACAAACAGAGGAGATTATAAATGAAAATATATAATCTATTAGTATCAATTATGATGACAACTGGATTGTTCGCACAATCTATAACTGGACTTGTAACTGATTCTAACACAAATCCTTTGGATGGAGCAAATATAGTAGTAGAGGGAACGGACTTAGGAGCAGTAGCTAGTGTAAACGGCTTCTACTCAATTAAAGTTGATTCTGGAACTTATACTATTACCGCTACATTCATCGGATATTCATCTCTATCTCAAAAGGTAGATGTGGGTGGAGAAGATGTAAATGTTGATTTTGCTTTAGCAATTGATGCAGTTACATTGTCAGACATCGAAGTTTTGGCTTCAAGGGCTGACGAAAAAACACCTGTTGCATACACTACAGTTAGTAAAGAAGAACTTGAGTTTCGTCTTGGTTCACAAGATATTCCAATGTCTTTGAATGCTACACCAAGTGTATATGCAACACAACAAGGTGGTGGTGCGGGTGATGCTCGTATTAATGTTCGTGGGTTTAATCAGAGGAATATAGCAGTAATGATTAACGGAGTTCCCCAGAATGATATGGAGAACGGATGGGTCTATTGGTCTAATTGGGATGGTGTTGCAGATGCAGCCCAATCAATTCAGATGCAAAGAGGACTATCTGCTGTTAATTTAGCTGCCCCTTCCATTGGTGGAACTATGAACATAATCACAGACCCTGCTTCTTATGAAAAAGGTGGGAAGTTTAAACAGGAAAGTGGTGCAGGTGGTTTTCTAAAAACTACTCTGAATTATAATAGTGGACTTATTGGTGATAAATTCGCCTTGAGTGGTGCTATTGTACGAAAAACAGGTGATGGTCTTATCGACAAAACATGGACAGATGCATGGGCTTATTATTTAGGTTCAAGTTATCAAGTGAATGAAGATCATCGATTGGAATTATACGCAATCGGTGCTCCACAGCGACATGGACAGAATCTATACAAACAGAATATTGGTGCTTATGACGCTGATTTTGCTGCAAGTGTAGATGGATATGATGAAACCGCACTTGGAGAAGATGGTAAGTTCAAGGATGTTGGACGATTCTTCAATCAAAACTGGTCTCCAGTAGATGCTTCATATACAGGTAAACAATACTGGTATATGTATGGTGTTGGTGGACTATTTGATAGTGGATTGGCAGACAGACATGACCCCAACTTCTTAAATGAGAGAGAAAATTACTTTCATAAACCATTGGTTAACTTAAACCATTTTTGGGCTATCGATGATAAGACAAGCTTAAGTTCTGTCTTTTATTGGAGTGGTGGTTCAGGTGGTGGTACAGGTACTTATGGTAGGATTCCTACTTTAGATGCCGATGGTACTTTAGGTGGAGAAAACTATAAATTCTATTATGGTCGCTCTCCCTGGACTCGTGATTGGAATACTCTTATCGCATATAACTCAGGTGATTCTGATACAGTATATGTTGATAAAAGAGCACTTCCAAGAACACATGGTGAAGGTAATAATCAATCAGTTGGTATTCTAAGAAATAGTATTAATCGTCAAGATACATACGGTGTAATTTCTAAACTTAATTACGATATTAGTGATGAGTTAAAAATACAAGTAGGTATAGATTGGAGAACTGCGGGTATCGAACATGCTCGTGAAGTTCGCGATTTACTTGGTGGTGATTACTATATGGATTATGCTGATGATAACTCTCCTGATGGTAAACGAGTTGAATTAGGTGATATAATCGCTTATCATAACTCAACTACAGTTGACTGGTTAGGTGGATTTGTACAAGGTAATTATACAAAAGATAATTTAAATCTATATGGTATGGGTGGATTATCAAGTATTAAGTATTCTTACCAAGACCATTTTACAGTTGCAAATGAAGTTGTAGATGCTGATGCTATCTATACGATGCAATTCAAAGGTGGAGCAATGTACGACATAGATGACAATGTTAGTCTTTTTGGTAACTTTGGCTATGTTGAAAAACCACCAATCATGGATAATGTAATTTACTATGATGGTACGGTTGCTTCTGATCCAACGAATGAAAGTTTCATTAGTACAGAGGCTGGAGTCAATTTCAAATCTGATAAATTCGCAGTTAAAGCGGGTGTTTATAATACAGATTGGAAAGACAGAAACCTTACTAAAGCTGTAACCACAGGTCAAGGTGATTCAGGTGATACTGATGTTATCTTCTTAACAGGTATTAATCAAAAACATCAAGGTTTAGAAGTAGAAGCTTCTACACAATTACACAAGATGGTTAGTTTAACGGCTGCCGTAAGTCTTGGTACTTGGAAGTTTGATGGTGATGCAAGTGGTAAATATCAATCAAATGAATATGATGAAAACGGTAATGTAACGGGTTTAACCGCTACAGATTATCAATACGCTCTTAACGGATTGTTTGTTGGTGATCAACCACAGACATCATATGCACTTGGTGCTACCATTACACCTGTAAAGGGATTAGCAATTTCAGCACTATGGAATTCTTATGAAAAGAACTATAGTGATTGGAGTCCTGATGCTCGAGAGTATGATGGTTCAGATGAAGACGCTGACAGAGAACAAGTATGGCAAGCACCTGGATATTCTAAGGTGGACTTACATGCTTCATATAAACTACCAGTTAGTGGATATGATATATCTTTATTCGCTCATGTGTTTAACGCATTGGATGAAGTATATGTACAAGACGCTGTTGATCATAGTCAATACAACAGTTATGGAGATAAAGTACACGCAGCTCATAATGCTGAAGTATTTCTTGGTACACCAAGATACTTTAACTTAGGGTTAAGTGTTAATTTCTAAAATAGTATTTAGGGGGATAGTTCAATATTATCCCCCTTCTACTTAAAAAAAGGCTTGACTCATATAGGGTTTTGTTGTTATATTAAGACACATTAAATTGGAGAATTACAAGGTTGTATCAATCGATTTATTTCGAAGTTCGTAGACAAAAAATTCATCTTTGGGATGATAAAAGGGGTTATCTTATAATCCCATATAAAAAGTACGCTTATATAAAAAATTCAACAGGACAACACTTTACACTTGATGGTGATAAAGTTAAAAAGATTTTTAAATGGGAAGATAAAACTCCTGGATTACACGAAAGTGATGTACCACAAACTACAAGATTTTTAGTAGACCAATATACTGATTCGGATGAAGTATCAGTAGGACATAGAAAAGTATTTTTTGATATTGAGGTAGAAGTAACAGACGGATTTCCTGATCCATTGAAAGCTCCAAATAAAATAACATCAATTGCATTATATGATGAGATAACTAAAACATATTTTGCGTATGTATTGGATGAGAAAAAACAACTTCAGAATTATACAAAAGATGATAAGATAGTTGAGTTCTTTACTACAGAATATGAATTATTAACTTCATTTTTTAGAAAGTATTCAGAAATACAACCAACAATATTAAGTGGATGGAATAGTGATAGTTTTGATGTTCCTTATCTATATAATAGAGCAGTAAGAGTATTGGGTAAAGATGTAGCAACTATGTTATCACCAATTGGACAAATTTATTATAGTGAATACAAGAAAAAGTATACTATTGCTGGTGTTAATCAAATGGATTATTTACATTTATATAGAAAGTTTTCACCAATACAACAATCAAGTTATCGGTTAGATTACATTGGTGAAGTTGAAGTTGGTATGAAAAAGATAGATTATGAAGGAACACTTAATGATTTATATGAAAAAGATTTAGAGAAGTTTGTTAAATATAATATACGAGATGTTGAAATACTTGCTGAATTAGATGATAAGTTAGATTTTATTGATATTGCTCGTGGTATAGCTCATATTGGTCATGTACCATATGAAGATGTGTTTATGAGTTCAAGATATTTAGAGGGAGCTATCTTAGTATATCTGAAAAAGATTGGTGTGGTGGCACCCAATAAACCACCAAGACCTAAAAAGATTGAAGATAAATTTGCAGGTGCTTATGTACAATCACCACAAAGAGGAAGACACGAATGGGTATTTGACTTGGATATTACATCAATGTATCCAAGTGTTATTCGTTCATTGAATATTTCACCTGAAACCAAAGTTGGTAAGATTGACGAATGGAATGCAGATGATTTTATAAAGACTAACCATCAACAAACATATCAAGTTAAAAATAGAAATGGAAAAAAAGTAGGTAAATTATCTGAAGTAGAATTAAAAGATTATTTAGAAAGTCAAAAAATAAGTATATCAAGTAATGGTATAATATATCGTACAGACAAACAAGGATTGATTCCAGCACTTTTATCAAAGTGGTTTAATGAACGAGTAGAGATGAGAAAACTTGTTAAAAAGTTTCATGAACAAGGTGATAAAAAGAAAGAAGAATATTTCGATAGACGACAATACTTACAGAAGATATTATTAAATTCATTATATGGTGTATTGGGATTACCAGTATTTAGATTTTATGATATTGATAATGCAGAAGCAACCACACTTACAGGACAATCATTGATTAAGTTTAGTAAAAAGATAACTAATCATTTCTATAATAAAGAATTGGGAACAAATGAAGACTATGTTATTTATATTGATACAGACTCTATTTTCGCATCAGCAGTTCCATTGATTGAGAATAGATATCCAAATGAAAAGTTATCCGAAACAATGATGACTCAAAGAATTATGGAAGTGTGTGGTGAAGTACAAGATTATTTAAATCAAAGTTATGATTATTTTGCTAAAAAGTTTTTAAATATAGATGATCATGTATTTGATATTAAACAAGAAGTTATTGCTAAGACAGCATTGTTTATTGTGAAGAAACGATATGGATTAAATATTATTAATGATGCTGGTAGAAAAGTAAATAAGTTACAAGTAAAGGGATTGGATACGGTTCGTAGTAATTTTGCAATCGCTATGAAAGAATTATTAGGACAAGTTTTACAAGATATATTGGCAAAAGTACCTAAAGAAAAAATTGATGAGAGAATTAGTATTTTTAAAAGGAATATGAATAATTTACATTTTGATGTTATGGCAAATCCAATCGGAGTAAAAGGTATTGGAAAGTATATTGAACGAGATGAAGAGAGTTCATTTGCTAAATACAAGAAAGGTGCTCCAGTTCATGTTAAAGCGGCTATAAATTACAATTCATTATTAGATTATTGGTATGAGGGTAGAAAATATGAAAAGATTACTAATGGTAGCAAAATAAAATGGGTTTATTTAAAAGATAATGAGTTTGGATTTGATACCATAGCATACAAGGGATATGAAGACCCAAGAGAAATTTTAGATTTAATCAAAAATAAGATAGATAGTAGTAGAATGTTTGAACAGGCTTTAAAGAAAAAAATAGGAATGTTCTATGAAAGTATGGGTTGGGAAGCAGTAGTTGATAAACAACAATCTATTGAAAGATTTTTTTGATTTTGAGGATTCTTATATATATGTATATATAGAGACAATTAACAATTAACAAATAGGAAAAAGGTTATGAATAAAACACAACTAATTAGATATATTAATAAATACGCACTTGGTGGAGAGATTAAATCTGTTAAGTGGGTTAGTGATGGTACAAAATTGTCAACAAGGTTTATCTCAGGAGATAAGTCAGTAGTTGGTAGTGTATTAGTAGATAAATTCTCTGGAGTTGATCCATCAGAATTAGGTGTCTATAATACACCACAACTTGTAGCACTATTATCAGTATTAAGTGATGATGTAGAATTTAAACTAACATCTTCAGGAGATAAGTTTATTAGTATTGATATGACGGATACTAAATACAATACTAAGTCAAAGTATATGTTGAGTGATTTAAGTGTTATACCAACACCACCAGCATTGAAAAACTTACCAAGTGAATTTGATTTAGATATTAAAGTAAATTCTTACTTTATAAACACATTCATTATGGGTAAGGGAGCTCTTACTGATAGTGAATCATTTACAATAATAACAAAAGATGGAAAGGTTAGTGTTGTTATAGGTTATAGTAATGTTGCAAGTAATCGTATTACAATTCCAGTTGAAGTTGAAGAGTATGTTGAACTTGAACCAATATCATTTAACGCTACAATGTTTGCAAATATATTAAGTGCAAATAAAGAGTGTACAAGTGCTTCATTGAAAATCAGTAAATCTGGTTTGAGTAAAATAAACTTCAATGTGGATGAATACAAATCAGAATATTACTTAGTGGCAACACAACAAGTAAGTTAAGGTGTATTTAGATTATTTTGATAAATTCTTAAATATGAAACCATATCTTTCAATTGATGAAGGAGAATGGAAATACATAAAAGAAACATTTGACAAACAAGATGTCAAAGAGAGTCTTGCAAAAGTTGCAATGACTTATGGGATACCGTATGCTCTAATTTCAGAGAATGATGCCTACAAGGATTTAATGAAACTTAAAGGTATGAGACATAATGAAATTTTAGTTGATGGTACTTGGTTTGCTCGAGAAGGTTCAGAATATAAATATGATTTATCTTTTCAAGGTAAACAACAATACTTTAGAAGAATCAATACAGGAAATGGTTCAAGTAATTATTTTCAACAAAAGAATAGATGGAGTGTAGATGGAACTATTGCTCCAGGTCCAGAAAGAACTTGGAAAACTGAAAAGTTTATGGTAAGTTTAATGGGAGCAGCCTATACTTTAAAATTACCTAAAATAAATCGTAGTGTATTGAGAACCATGATTGGATTGAGAAAGTATATTTGTTCTCAGTTTAAACCAAATGTGGCAAAAGTATTATATGATAAGTTAGGTAGTGAAAACATATTAGACTTTAGTGCAGGTTGGGGAGATAGATTGGCAGGATTCTATGGTAGTGAAACAGGTAAATATTATCTTGGAATAGACCCACGAAAAGAAAATCATCCGATATACAAGGAACAGAAAGATTTCTATAATACACATAGAAATATGTTTTTTGAAGTTGATAAGGATTGTGAGTTTATAGAATCACCAGCAGAAGATGTAGATTTTGAAGAGTATGAAGATATGTTTGATACGGTATTTACTTCACCACCATATTTTGGAGTTGAAAGATATAGTTATGATGATACTCAAAGTTGGGTTAGATATAAAACTATTGATGAATGGAATGAACAATTTTTACAGAAAACTCTTAAAAAATTATGGGTTTCTATAAAGAGTGGTGGATATTTATTAGTGAACATAAGTGATGTTTATGCGAGTAGTGGAGCAAAACAAAAGAGATTAAATTCTCATGGTAAGAAATGGTTAGAGATTTGTAATCCTATGAATGATTTTCTATCTACATTCCACGACTCGGAATATCAAGGTTGTATTGGAATGGAAATGGCACAGAGACCAAATAGTGGTGGAGCTGGAACGGCTTCGGATAATAGATTTACAGAAGAATCACTACAATTAGCACAAGAAACAAACGGAAAAACATTTTGTGAACCAATTTGGATATGGAAAAAGTTATAATGGAAGAAATTAAAAATAGTTTATGGGTAGAAAAGTATCGGCCTTCGAATCTTGACACTTACATTGGGAATGAACATCTCAAGAGTAAAGTCAAGGTGTATTTGGAGAGTGGAGACTTACCACACCTTTTATTGTTTGGAAGGGCTGGTACAGGTAAGACCACTCTCGCTAAATTACTCGTTAATAATATAGATTGTGATTATCTGTATATTAATGCGTCAGACGAGAATAGTGTAGAAGTAGTAAGAGAGAAAGTTAAGAACTTTGCCTCAACACTTGGATTCCAAGATATGAAAGTGATTATCTTGGACGAGTGTGATTACATTACACCAAATGCTCAAGCTGCATTAAGAAACCTAATGGAAACATTTAGTAAACATTGTAGGTTTATCTTAACTTGTAATTTCGTTGAGAGAATCATAGACCCAATTCAATCAAGATGTCAATCATTTCAGATTATACCACCAGATAGGAAACAAGTTGCACTTCATGTTTCAAATATTTTAAAGAATGAAAAGGTGGATGCAACAGTAGATGATATTGTAACTATAGTTAATGGTGGTTATCCTGATATCAGACGAGTTATAAATTCAGTACAAAGACAAGTAGTAAATGGTAAACTTGTGATTGATGAGGGAATGGCAATACAAAATGATTATAAGTTACAAGTATTAGATATTTTAAAAACACAAGATAAAAAGAATTCATTTAAGAATATAAGACAAACATTAGCAGACTCAAAAGTAACAGACTTTAGTGATTTATTCAGATTATTATTTGATACCGTAGATGATTGGGGAAGAGGTCATGTTGCAGAATGTATATTAACATTAAGTCAATATCAACAATCAGATGCAGTTGTAGTGGATAAAGAAATAAACATTATGGCTATGTTTGTTGAGGTAATTGGAAAAATAAAGTGATTGATATTAAGAACCGATGGTGTAGACAACCGTGGGCATTTACAGAGATTCACGGTGATGGAAATGTTTATAATTGTTGTCCAGGATGGATTACAAAACCAATGGGTAATATATTAGAACAATCTTGGGAAGAAGTTTGGAATGGTGAGATTGCAAAAGAATATAGACAGAGTATGATTGATTCTACTTTTAAAAATTGTATAGAAGAAAATTGTTCACAATTATTATCAGATGAACTTGATTCTGAATTACCTGTATTCAATAAAGATGATTTAGGTGTGTTGTGGAGAAAGTTTAAACCAGAAGCAACTACAGGACCATTGGTTGTTGCTTTTAATTATGACAGAAGTTGTGCATTATCTTGTCCTACTTGTAGAAATGAAATGATTATGGATTCACCAAATTCACCTAATTGGAAAAATATGGAACGGATTCATAAAATAGTTACAGAAGAGATTATAAAAGATGCTTACAGATTATATATAAGTGGAACAGGTGATCCATTACAAAGTCCTTTCTTTAAAAGTTTTTTACAAGAGTTTGATACTAAGAAATATCCAAATGTTGGACATATACATTTACATACTAATGCAAATTCTTTTACACCAAAGTTGTGGGAAACTATGAAAGGTGTTCATCCATTTTTAAAAACTATGGAAATATCTATAGATGCTGCTACACCAGAAACTTATAAGATTACAAGAAGAGGTGGAGATTGGGATTTGTTAATGAGGAACTTAGAATTTATAAATACTATTGATACCATTGAAACGGTGATATTTAGTTTTGTAGTACAGAATGATAATTACAAAGAGATTTTAAAATTACTTGAATTAAAAGAAAATTTATCTAATAAAAAGGTAAAGACACAATATTATAAAGTTTTAAATTGGGGTAATCTTACCGATGAACAATATGAAGAAAAGGCAGTTTGGAAAAAAGGACATCCTAATTATTCCGAGTTTGAAACAATATGGAAACAGATGTTAAAAGAAACTAATTCTTTACACACATTACAAGGAGTGGTATGAACTTAACTGATAATTTAGAAATAATAATAGGAAAAATAAAATGAAACAGAAAAAAGATAGAAACTATCAAAAACCACCACAAGAAATAGATATTTCACAAACAGATACAATTCAATGTGAAGAGTGTGGGAATGTATCTTTCATTCAATCATTCTTTTTGAAAAGAATATCAGCATTGATGAGTCCAAATGGTAAAGAGGCAATTGTTCCGATTCAAGTATTTAGTTGTGGTAATTGTGGTGTCGTTCCAAAAAATATGATGAGTCAAGTTCAACAAGGAGAATAAAATGGATAAAAATTATAGAACAACAGTAAAAACATTAAGTTATAGAACTGCAGGATTACTTTCAATATTTTTATTATCATATCTATTAGGACATGGTAATGAATTTGCATTGAAATTGGTAGTTGCAAGTTACACGATAGGGTTTGTAAGTTATCTTATACACGAATATATTTGGAATCGTGTTAATTGGGATAGATTAAATGAAAGTGATACTAAAAGAAGAAGTGTAATTAAAACAATTACTTGGAGGGTTTATTCTTTTATAGTATTATTCTTTATTGGTAAGGCATTAGGATTAGATAATAGTTCATCTTTAGAGTGGACAATATATAGTAACATTGCATTTATTGTTACACACTATGTACATGAAAGAGTTTGGAACATTATCAAGTGGGGTAAAAGTGAAGTTTAAAACTACAGGTTCTACAGGAAAACCAAAAGAAGTTTTACATAGTGAAGAATCTTTACAACATTCAATCAATTCAAATATAGAAGTATTTGGTCTGAATAAATCAGATATACTATTGGATTTTATACCAAGATATACAATCGGTTCGTATATTATGGCAAGACCTATGGAACAAATTGGTGGAACTATATATAGTGATAAGTTTTCACCTGAAGTGTTTAAACAAATGATAAATTTAAAACCTACAAAATTAATATTAATACCTACAATGGTAAGGATGTTAAAAGAAAGTGGACTAAGACCAAATTGTAGTTCTATAGAACATATGTTAATAGGTGCCGAAGAAACATCAGTAGATGATGTAGAGTTTATGTTAGAGTTGGGTGTACAAAAAGTAATGCATGGTTATGGTTCTACAGAATGTATACCAGTAGTTATGGGTACTAATTTTGTGAAGGGTGATGATATACATCTTGGAATAAAACTCATTGGTGGTTGGGATATCATGTTGGATAAAACTTTACGATTAAGAGGAGAGTCTATGTTATCTAATTACGATAAAGATTTTTTTGATACAAAAGATATTTTTACATTTGATGGTGAGTTCTTTTATTGGAAGGGTAGAAGTGATAATATAGTGAAGAGATCAGGATGGAAAACAGTAAAGAAAAACTAATACGATTTGAAACCAATCTTCTGGATCACCAGGGGTTCTATAAAAGTATGGAGATTAATTCTAATTTTCATGTTGGGAAGCCAGATAATCTTAATGATGGATTAGAGTTATTTAAAAAAGATATTGGTGATTATGAAGGTATGTGGAATGAATCCGATTTTGATTGGAGAATTAATAATGGTGATATATTTAGTTATATTACTAAAGATGATAGAATTATAGCATGGTTGTGGTTGGGTCAAAAAATATACAAGACATGGGATCAAAATGGTAGTCCTGTTTATAATACACCAAGTTTTGATTATACTGAATCTGGAGTTGACATAATTTATACTGGTAAGTATATTTATGGTTATAACATTTGGATTGATTCAGAATATCGTGGTATAAGAGATTATTCTATAGGAATACATGGATTTAAACACTTATATGAACTTGGGTACAATTATGTTGTGTATGATATTGAAATATGGAATAAAGCACCATTGCTGTATGCATTAAAAGAAAACGGAATACGAGGAAATATAATTGATTTATTGGATACTTGATATTTATTATTGAAATATTCTATGATTGACAAGGAGTTTTAAATGGCACTAACAAAAGATAAAATGATTAATTATAATCAAAGAAGTGATGTACATAGTAAAGCAAAAGAATTTTGGAACTATGTAACAGGCAGTGCAGGTGGTTGGCCTACATTAAGTAGAGCTGGTATAATTGCTGGATTAGATTTCACAATTGAAAGTGGTTCTAATGAAGTTAAGTTTTTTGAAAATAATACAAATATGTATTCTGCACAAGTATCTGCAGTGTTTACTAATTTTTTTCCAGATATAGCACAATATGCTGCAACTCAAAGTTATGATAATGTAATTATATATGGTAGTGATTATTCAAATGAATTTGGTACAAATCCACCAATGGCACAACGAGGAATAATATCTTCAAGTTTTGCAGATGTTAATATTAGTTCTTCTTTTAATACTACGCCTACAAATAGACAATATCTTGATATGAGAGGACAAGCAAATCATTCTGGAAGTTTTCATTTATTTTTACATAACCCTGAACATACGGATGATACATTATATCAAATAGTAAGTAGTTCATTTAATAAGGATTGGTTTAGGTCAACATTATCTACTTCACCAGTATCTTCAAGTTTAATTTCTACTTTTGATTCATCATCAATTTCAATTGGACATGGTATTGGAGATTGGCCAGATTATGTAAATAAAACTACACAAGGTGATGCATCTATGCAAGTTACAATGGGTGGAAAATTAATGTTAAATAGTTATAGAGCAGATACTATCGGAACGGAACAATCTTCATCGGCTATATTAGGATTGAATACTTCAACTGGAAATGTTAATGAAAATTTTATAATAAGTTCGGGTAGTGTTGATTCTAATAATCAAAAATATAGTTCACAAGGTAGAGTTTCTTTATTAGTAACACCAGAAGATACTAAAGTTATCTCTTCATTTTATAATCCACAACACCTAAAATTATATCCACCAGTAGATACTTTAGCAGATGATGATATCACTAATGATGGTTGGGCAGTATGGACATTGAAACCACATCAAGGACTTTCAACACCAAGTGGTAGTTTAATTCGTATGTATGATGACTCAACAAAACAGATTCAAGATGTTCAAATAGGTGATGTGGTTAAATCATTTCAACCAATTGGGATGCCAGATGGAGATTTAGATTTTTTGAATTATTCAACATCAGATTTATCAGGAAGTTTTATGACTGGTTCAGTTGTAGTTGGTGGTGGAGTATACACTACACCACATTATTATACAATTAGTGGTAGTGATAATAACGAATATATATTCCCACAACTTGGAAGTGCTTTTGCAAATAATGCAGGAAGCGGAACTTACAAATTTAAACAAACTTGGAGATTAGATACAGACGATAAGTTGTTTGATAAAGATGGTAATGAGATTGATATAGTAGATATTCAGGAAAATTATGATGAAGAAGATATTATTTTTTATTCATTGGATGTGGAAGATATTGATACCTACTTCAGTTCAGATATATTAGTTCACAATATTCCTGGAAAAGACTAAGAGAAGAGGGTAAATGAAAAAAAATGATAGGTTTCAGTTTGTTGTATATAGAGAGAATTTTTTAGCTAAAGAAGAGTGTACTAAATTACGAGATGCTCTCGATACGGATGAGTTGGTAGATGCAAATTTAGCTGGTGATTATACAGAGAATTTAGTTAATACAAATGTCAGAAGAACTCTCAATACAACTTTTAACGATGAAAATTTATCCAAAAAATTAAATGGTGCAATAAAAGTTGCAAACACACAATATTTTAATTACCAAATAGAAAGTTTAGATAAACTTATATTCCTAAAATATGGAGTTGATAGTAATTACACTTGGCATACAGATATTGGAGCAAAAAAAGCTTCATTAAGAAAGTTAACTGCAATAGTTCAATTATCAGATAAAGATGAATATGATGGTGGAGAGTTAGAGTTTGGTATTACAAACTCAACAGATTGTCAATGTATTGATAAACAGCATTGTACAGCTGAGTGTAAAGGTGATTTGGTTAGAGCGAGGAAATCACAAGGTACTTTAATCATATTTCCATCATTTTTATCACATAGAGTTACACCAATCACAAACGGGGTTAGATATTCTTTAGTTTCTTGGATGGAAGGAGATACTTATGTATAAACAAAATAACGATTTAAAATATTCAATTCAAATACCTACATTTTTATCACACGAAAAATGTGATGAATTAATAAAAGATATAATAGAATCTGAACAAGAAGTCAATGGTGGAGTTGGTGGAGAAGATGGTAGAAATACAATTATACCAGAGATTAGAAAAACTACAGAGTGGTATTTATGTGATCAACCAACAATTGAGTCCAGGCCTGATAAACCAAATAAAGATTGGAAATGGTTACAAGATAAAATATTTCAAATGGCCAATATCGTAAATGATAAAGTGTTTCATTTTGAGATTAAAGGTTGTGATGATGAACTAAAATTGATAGAATATCAAGATGGTGGATTCTATGGTTGGCACACAGATTTCAATGTAGGAAGTTGTTCAGTTAGAAAGATTGTAGGGATTATCCAACTCACAGACCCAAGTGAATACGAGGGTGGTGAAGTTCAATTTGGTATCCAAGATAAAAATACAAAAGAGTGGTATACAATGAACCAATTAAAGGGTTCATTAACATTATTTCCGTCATTTCTATGTCATAATGTTGTTCCAGTAACAAAGGGAAAACGATATGTAATTCAAGAAATATTTGTTGGAGATCATTTTAAATAATGTATAAGGTTTTAGTGTTGTGGAGCGGTGGGGTTGATTCTACTACACTTCTAAAGTTTCATTTAGAACAAAGTGATTGTGAAGTTCATGCACACCATATTAAATTATTAAACAGAGGTGGTATGATTAATAAACAATTGGATGCTGTTCAAAGTATAGAACCAATGTTACAAAAGATACGACCATTTAATTTAACAGAATCAGTTCAGTATGCAAGTGTTCTTGGTGATGTATTTATATGTTTGGTTGATGGTATGAGAATTGCTTATCGAAAAGAATATGATGAGGTGGCTGTAGGGTTTACAAAAACAGATGAAAGTGATGAAGACTCACCAAAGAATTTAAAAACATTATACTCGGTGGTAGAGGCTTGTAATGAAAATGATGTTTACACCAATCATAAAATAAAATTAACAACACCAATAAAAAACTTTACAAAAGAAATGTGTTGGGATAGATTAGGAAAAGAACTACAAGAAAAAGTTTGGTGGTGTAGAGAAGGAGAGATTTGTGGTAAATGTTTTCAATGTAGAGAGATGGATAAGATAAATAAATGAAGTTGAGTAGAAATAATAAAGTTTATGATATAGATAAGTTACGAGAAGATAAAAAGTTTGTAGAAGAACGATTTAAATATGAAGATGGAGCGTTCGGTCATTGTATATCATTACCGAGTATTAATGAGATAGCAGAATCACATAAAAAACATCATAATAATGTACCATTAAGGGGAGTATTAAATTATACACCATATTTTAAAGAAATATTTGATAGTTTTGAAACAGAGATAACTGGATTTAGATTGATGAGAAGAAAGGCTCATTCGTCTTATGGATTACATGAAGATACTGATATTGGTGAGGATGTAAAAAGAGTTCAAATACCCATTATTACAAATGATGATTGTTGGTTGGCGGCAACGGATTTAGATTATATACCAGAAGATATTAGATTACTCTATGAAAAAGATGGAATAAAGAATGGTATCAACTGGACGGATGAAGTTCCTTATGATAAAGATGGTAAATCGCTTAAGGATTTTAAAGAAAGATTTAAAGGACTCTATACATTGGTACAATTCAAACCTGGAGTAATGTATCAAGTCTCATTTGCGAAGAAAATACATGGTCTATGGAATGATGGTGATTCCGACAGAATAACTTTATTAATTGATGCAAAAGTAAACGATTGGTTATTAAAATTTATTGAAGGTTTCAATTCAATATAAACTATTTATATATATCTAAAGGTTATTATGTCTAAATCATTATTCGACCATATAAAGCAAATTACAAATGTACAAAATACATTATATTGGGATTCACTTTCCGATGGTGATAAAAAAACTTGGAGCAATTATATGGTTCATAGATTTCTCAGTATGAAATCAGAATGGTTACAAGTTGTAAATGAAATCCAAAAGTATTGGGAAATAAAACCAAAGAATTTATATCAGTTTTATACAGATATATTACCAAGAGGTAGAACATTTCTTCGTTATGTTAAATCAAAGAAGAAATCAAAAGTTGAGAAATGGGCAATGGAACATTTAGTAGATTATTTTGAATGTAGTACAAGGGAAGTAGAAGAACATTTGAAGATATTAACCAAAGAACAAGTTACAACAATCATAATGAAATATGGTGTAGAAGATAAACAATTAAAAAAAATATGGAGTAAATAATGAGTGAGTATAGAAGAGAAGAACAATTTTATATGAAAGAAATTGAGTGGGGTGTTAATTCAGATACCAATACCACTTGGATGAACCACGAGTTTGAAATTGATAGTGTGTATTCAGTGCAAGTTAAGTTAGATTATTTATTAAGGGTAAATCCAAATAAAGATATAAATATGAATATTACTTCATATGGTGGTGATGTTTATGCAATGTTGGGGTTAGTTGATTATATAAGAAGTTTACCAGTTAAGGTAAATACACATTGTATAGGAACTTGTATGAGTGCAGCTTCTGTATTGTTGGCTTGTGGTACAGGTGTAAGGACTATGAGTAAGAACTCAACTGTAATGGTTCATGAGGGTTCAGCATTTGAAGCAGGTAAAACTACGGATGTTATGAAAGGTGTTGACCATTTAAAAGATTTACAGAAAAATATTAATGAGATTTTAGGTGAGGTTTCAAATAAAGATGCAGCCTTTTGGGAAAAGGTTCAGAGGAATGATACATATCTAACAGCAAAATTGTGTTTAGAGTATGGAATTATTGATAAAATAGCTTGACTTATATAGAAAAAGTTTTGTATATTAAGACAAATTAAAATGGAGTAAAATATGGTAAATGTTATCAAGGATAGCAAATCAGGAATAAAAGAAGAATCTATTGTTGAACAAATGGAACGAGAGTGGCCAGAGATGACAGATGAGTTTAAGAAGATTCAAAGAGAACAATATGAATTGTTCTTACATAAACAACATGATTACGGGCCAGGTAATATATCAGTTGGAACACAATTACAAACTAAAGAAGAAGTTCATCTATCTTTAACAGGATTATGGTTTAGGATGAATGATAAGATTCAGAGATTAAAGAATCTCTTAATGAGTGGTAAACAAAACGCGGTAGAAGGTGAAACAGTAGAAGATGCTTATCTCGATGTGTCTAATTATGGTATTATGGCAACTATTGTTGGTAGAGATAAATGGGGAAAATAAGTTATAGTCAGTTTTCACAATGGGATAAATGCCCATATATGTGGAAACTCAATTATATAGATAAACTCGGTACATTTACTGATAATATCTATACAATCTTTGGTACTTCAGTACATGAAGTGATTCAAGCTTATTTAGTTTGTTATTATGAACGAACTATCAAAGAAGCAGATGCTCTACCATTAGAAGATATTTTAAAATATCGAATGGAAGAAAATTATAAAACTGCTAAATCAGATTCCGAAGAAGAGTTATCAATAACACTACAAGATATGAAAGAGTTTTATCAAGATGGTGTTAATATGATAAATGAATTTAAGAAAAGAAAGAGTGGATATTTTCCAAAGAAGAATACAGAGTTAGTTGGGATTGAAATGAGTGTAGATTATGATTTACCCAACAATATGAAATTTAATGGTTATATGGATGTGGTTATACACCATAAAGTAACAGGTCGTATTAAGATTATTGATATTAAAACTGCCACATTTGGTTGGAATAAATATCAGAAGATGGACAAGAATAAAACCAATCAGTTATTATTATATAAACAATTCTTTTCTAAACAGAATGAAATTCCTATCGATAAAATAGATATTGAATATTTAATATTGAAGAGAAAATTATATGAGAATATGGATTTTCCACAAAAGAGAATACAGGTTTTTTCACCAGCAAGTGGTAAACCAAGTATCAATAAAGTTATAAGAAGATTGGATGAATTTATTAGTGATGGTTTTAATGATAAGGGAAATCATTCAATAAAAGAATATCGTAAAGAACCATCAACGAAAAATTGTAAATGGTGTGAGTATAAAACTAAACCAGATTTATGTGATAGGAAAATGGCATGATTTCACCGACATTAAGAGTGTATTTAACGGACTTTGTAGGTACGGATAAAGAAGACGAAGTAATAGATAGAATATCAACTTATGGTAATGATATACCTAATATGAAACTATATCTTTGGTTTGACCAGAAGTTAGATAAGGTTGATATATCAAAGTTTGTTAAGAAATGGGATAGAATACCACATCATAATTTTAAAACTATAATTCGTCCTGAATATTTTGATTTGTTTAGAGATTTTATTTGGTATGATATTGTACCAAAAGCTTTTGCTATTGCTAAGCCACATCAATATACAAGATTTGCTTATAGATATACAAATGGGGTGGATGGTGTACTCGAAGGATTAGATAATTTTAAATCTACTTGGGAGTTTACAACCACAGAGAAACCACAAAAAAGGAAACAGAAAAGAAATGACTATGAAGATAGCAATCGTAGGTAGTCGCGGTTATACAAATACAAAGAAAATAAAAGATTTCGTTTTTAAACTAAAAGAAAAGTTTGGAGATGAATTAGAGATAGTGAGTGGTGGTCAAAAGGATGGAGCTGATGGATTGGCTAAGAAATATGCATTAGAATTTGATATGAAATATGTAGAATTTCCACCACAACATTATTCACACAATATACATTGTGTTAGAGAGAGTTTTAATTATGGTAAACCATATGCAGTATGGAATTACTTTAAAAGAAACAAGGAAATAGTAGAATATAGTGATAAAATTGTAGCATTTATACCCGAAGGAGTTACTTCTAATGGAACAATGGATACAATTGGACACGCAAAAAAGTTAGTAAAAAAATACATTATTATTGATTAAGTATATATTTATATACATATATACAATCATGAGGAAAAGTTATGAATGAAGTTAAATTGACTTCGGTAAAAGTAATATCGGAGCTATACAAGAAATTTAAAAACGAAACAGTTGAGAATGAATTTTCACTACAGAAATTAGTGAATAGAACTCTTGACTTATTTGTTTATGATGAGGAGTTGAGAAAGAAAATTCTCGAACACGATAACCTACATCAAAGCGGAAGTAAATTTTAAATAAAAACAACAAAGGTTATAAATGTCAGAATTAAAATTACCAAAATTAAAATCAGTAAAGAAATCACGAAAAAAGAAAAAGATATTATTACTATCAGATGACCTTCGTATGTCAAGCGGTGTTGGAACAATGTCAAGAGAATTTGTTATGTCAACACTTGATAAATACGATTGGGTACAAGTTGGTGGAGCTATTAAACATCCTGAAGAGGGGAAAATATTTGATTTAGATGAATCAGTTAGAGAAGAAACAGGTATTTATGACGCGTCTTTAAAAATATATCCAACAAGTGGTTATGGTAATCCTGATATGATGAGACATTTAATTAAAGTAGAAAAACCAGATGCAATATTACATTATACAGACCCACGATTTTGGATTTGGTTATATCAAATGGAACATGAAATTAGACAAAACATTCCAATCTTTTATTACAATATCTGGGATGATTGGCCAGCTCCAAAGTATAATCAAAATTATTATGAGAGTTGTGATTTGATTATGAATATTTCTAAACAAACTGTTGCAATTGTAAATGATGTTTGTACAAGAAAACCAAGAACAGATTGGAATTCAACTTATTCACCACATGGAGCTAATGAAGAATATTATTATCCAATTACAGATAAAGATGAGTTATTGGAAATGAAAAGTTTTAAACAGGCATTAATAGGTAATAAACCAATTGATTTTATTTTATTATATGTGAATAGAAATATTCGTAGAAAAATGGTGGGAGATTCTATTTTAGCATTTAAGGAATTTGTGAATACTTTACCAAAAGAGAAACAAGATAGAGTTGCTTATGTAATGCATACACAACCTATTGATGACAATGGAACTGATATTCCAGCACTTATTGGGGCTTTAGCTCCAGAATGTCAAGTGATATTCTCACACCAAAAACTTGATAATAAACAAATGAATTTTTTATATAATATTTCAGATGTTACAATGAATCTTGCTTCTAATGAGGGATTTGGATTGGGAACTTGTGAATCTATAATGTGTGGAACACCAATCATTGTAAATGTTACAGGTGGATTACAAGACCAAGCAGGATTTAAAGTTAAAGATAAATTATTAACTTCAGAAGATTATAAAGAAATTAAATCACTTCACGATTGGAAGAAGTGGGAACACAATGAAGAATTAACTTGGGGTGAATGGTGTAAACCAGTTTGGCCTAAGACTCGTTCACTAATGGGTTCAGTACCAACACCATATATTTTCGATGATAGATGTGATTGGGAAGACGCAGGAAATGCTATTAAACAATGGTATGAAATGGGTAAAGAATCAAGAAAAGAATGTGGATTAAAAGGACATGAATTCGCAAAGGGTGATGAATCGATGCAAAGTGTTCGATGGATGGGTAAGAATTTTATCAATCACATGGAAACAGCATTTGAAAAATGGACACCAAGAAAACGAATACATACATACAAGGTATAAGGAGAAATAAAATGCCAAGAGCAAAGAAACAAAAACCAACAAGAAAAGTAACAAGAAAAATTTCAAGACGAAAAGTTGATAGACGAAAAAATAGTAATCCAGTAGATGCATTTTGGACAAGAGTTATAAATGGAATGAAGAAATTACTATCACCAGCATTCCCTAAAAAAAGAGGTAAATAATGACAAGACAGCAATTTGTAGAAGCAAGTGGTAATTTTTCACTATATGGTGTAGTGAGATTTGCTACATATATGTTATCTGCTGTAGCACTATATATGGAAAATTTACAAGTAGCCGCAATAGCATTTGGATTCGGAGCCACACTTGGTTTCATCCGTAGATTAGCAAGAATCTGGGAGTAGTAAATGAAACCATTAATTTTAGTTACAGCACCTATAGCAACAAGAAGTGGATATGGAAATCATTCACGAGATATTGTTAGTGCTTTAATTGATTTAGATAAATATGAAGTTAAGGTAAACCCAGTTCGTTGGGGAAATACACCAATGAATGCATTGGAAGATGGTAATCCAATACACGATAGAATAAAAGAGTGTATGTTAAATGAACCAAGTTTACCAAAACAACCTGATTTACATATCCATATTGTAGTTCCGAATGAATTTAATCCATTGGGTAAAAAGAATATAGGTATGACTGCTGGTATAGAAACAACTGTACCACCACCACAATGGGTTGAAGGTATGAATAGAATGGATTTGAATATATTGACTTCTAAATTTTCTAAACATGGATTTGAAAGTTGTGAATTTGAACAACAAGATAAACATGGAAATAAAGGGCCACTTCTTAAAGTAACTAAGCCAATGGATACTTTATTTGAAGGAGTGGATACTGATGTTTATAAACCAACGAAAGAAATAAGTGAACTGGTTAAAGAAACCTTTGATGTCATTGATAATGATTTTAATTTTTTATCTACAGGTCATTGGTTAAGTGGTAAGCTTGGTGAAGATAGAAAAGATTTAGGAATGTTGATTAAAGTGTTTTGTGAAACATTTAAGAATCAAAAGAATCCTCCAGGACTTATTTTAAAAACAAGTGGTGCTACATTTTCAGTAATAGATAGAGAAGAGATTTTAAGTAAAATAAAAACCATTAAAGGTGATATTAAAGGAATATTACCTTCAGTATATTTGATACACGGAGATTTAACAGACGAGGAAATGAATCAAATGTATAATCATCCAAAAGTAAAGGCTCATATTTCTTTCACACATGGTGAGGGATTTGGTAGACCACTGTTAGAGGCAGCTCAAAGTGCTAAACCAGTAATTGCACCAGGTTGGAGTGGACAAATAGATTTTTTAAATCCAAATTATTCTGTATTGTTGAGTGGTAGTTTGGTTAAAGTTCCTAAAAATTCTTTTCCAAAAGAAATCTATTTTGACGGCTCACAATGGTTTCAGACTAACTATCAACATGCTTCACAAATAATGCAGGATGTAGTGAAAAACTATACTAAACATTTAGTTAAATCAAAACAATTACAAGTTTACACTAAATCACTATTTAGTTATGAGAAGATGAGAGAAAAATTAGATAAAATAATAACACCTTTAATAGAATCAGTACCACAACAAGTTGAATTAAAATTACCTAAATTACAAAAAGTTGAAGAGAAAACTGAAAAGGGTAAGTTGAAATTACCTAAGTTAAAAAAGGGTAAATAGTATGGAAAGAGTAATAGATTGTCCAGTATGTTTTGATACAGACCATTGTTTTGAAGAGATGCAAAAAGAATTTAGTTCTTTTATGTGTTTTAAGTGTGGGTATAATTCTAACACTACATTTAAATATGGTAGTAATGAATTGAAAACTGCTCAATTGGGAGCAACACAATTGATGAATGATGTTTGTTTTTATGATGAAGACAGAGAGATAATGTGGTTTCCTTCCATTGTTAATATGGGAGAGTTGGGTATGATATATCCAGAGGGAACTTCTACAAATTGGACTTATAAATTAGCTCAAGTTCGTAAGTTAACGAAAGAAGAACAAAAGGATGAAAAGTACAAAGGTCATACTCAAATGTTAGATGTAGAGAATTCACAAGAGTTTGGACAATATGAATTTTTAGAGTGTTGTCAAAAAATGGGAATAGTAAAGGATTTAAAAAGTGGCTCTTAGAAATATAGCATGGCATTCAGTTGAACCAGGACAAATTGTAACTTTTATATATAAATCAGAAGGTGAAAGTCGTGGATACAAGAGAACTGTATTGATAATTAATCCTGATATGAGATACAGAAAGAAAACTACAGGTAGAATTAAAAGATTTGTAGTTGGTATTCAATTAGATACACAAATTACAAGACCAATTACTGAAAGTAAGTTAGAGATGTTATTTAAAAGAGTTGGTGGTTTAGAATTTGAAGAGGGTGCAGTTGCTGGAGATTTACCAGATAGATTGAGTAAGGCTCAAACTGTAAAGTTAACAGGTAGGTTAAGACCATTTTATGATTATTTGAGAACATATAGTAGACGAGAATGTAGAAAGAGAAGAGTTTATTTAGAGATGGATTATATGAATATACCAAAAGATACTTTAGATAAATTTGATGATGAATTAACGAGACAATACGAGAAGTTATTTGAATCATGAAAATAAGTTATGGAATAACAGTTCACAATGAGGCCGATGAACTCAACAAGTTATTAGAAATTCTAATACATAAAACCGATGTAGAAGATGAGATAGTTATTTGTGATGATTATTCAGATGAAGAAACTCAATTTGTAATTCAATCATGGGTTCAACAATATGGACACTCCGATATGAAAACTATCAAAGTGTATCAGAGAAAACTTGATGGTGATTTTGCATCACAAAAAAATTCAATCATAGAAAATTCAAGTGGAGATTACATTTTCCACATAGATGCCGATGAATATCCACATGAGATATTATTAAGAGATATAAAAAAAGTTTTAGAAATAAATGAAGTAGATTTAATTTGGATACCAAGAGTAAATATAGTTGAGGGAATCACACAAGAACATATGAATCATTGGGGTTGGAAATCTACAGAACAAGGGTGGATTAATTATCCAGATTTTCAATCAAGAGTATTTAGAAACTCTCCAGATATTAGATGGAGAAGAAAAGTACATGAACAAATAGATGGTTGTAAAACATATTCACATCTACCGCCACAAGAAGAGTTAAGTTTGTATCATGTTAAAACTATATCAAAACAAGAAGAACAAAACAAATTATATTCGGAGTTAATATGAATCCAGACCAACTAAAAGAATTGGTGTTGGAACTTCCAGATAAGTTTCACCATAAACAAACTACTTCCCATGCATTTAAAAATTTTATAATTGATAAGTTCGATGGTAGTACAGGAGAAGTTTTAGAAGTTGGATGTCATATGGGCCACACAACATTGATATTATCAGAATTATTTAGTCATGTGTATTGTATAAATCATAATCCAATTGATGATAATTGGCTTTGTAAAGATAGAGATAATGTAACTTATGAACATATGGATGCATATAAAACTGAGTGGAAATGGGATAAATGGAAAAATGTAGAAGTAGTTTTAATTGATTGTGTACATGATTATGACCATGCCAAAATGGACACAGCACATGCTTTAAAATTACCAAAAGTACATACTATTATTTATGATGATTATGGTGATAAACGATATTGGGGAGTTAAAAAGGCTGCAAACGAAATGGCTGCAAGATTAGGTGGAGAACTTACAAGGTTTGGGTTAGACAGATCAACAGAGTGGCTTAGTTTAGAAGATAGTGAGGCAGCATTAGTGGAGTTTAAAAGATGAGTAAACCAAAAACAATATTTTGTGATTTAGATGGAACACTTGTAAAACACCCTGGTGATGTAAGAATTGTACAAGACCCAAATTATGAATTAGAAGTACTTCCAGGAGTAGATGAGTTGTTATATAAAATTGATGTTAATAGTTATCACTTAGTTATAACTACTGGTAGAAAAGAAAGTTCTCGTGAAGCTACAGTTAAACAATTACAGAGAGCAGGAATACTTTACGACCAATTGATAATGGGATTTGGCGGTGGAGATAGAATTTTAATTAATGATAGAAAAAGTGGTAGAACTGAGGATACTGCCTTTGCTATAAATGTAACAAGGAATGAAGGAGTTAAAGATGTCAAAGTATAAACATATTAAAGATGATTGGGTAAGAGAAGCACTTGAAGATTATAAGGATAAAATTGATGAGAATAAATCACATCGGTTAGATGTAAGTTCTTACAGAGTTGAGAAGCCGTGGGGATATGAATTATGGTTGGAGTTAAATGAACACTATGCGTATAAATTGATTCATATGAACAAAGGTTATCAGAGTAGTTTACAATGGCATGAAAAGAAAGTAGAAACCAATTATGTAATTGAAGGTGAAGCAGAAGTTTTGTTACAGAATGAAGATGGTACAATGGAATCGAGAACATACAAGGTAGGAGATGGTTGGTGTGTACCATTAAAAACTAAACATAGAGTTATAGCCACAACAGATTATACAGCATTAGAATGTTCTACTGCTCATCTAAATGATTGTATTAGATTTGAAGATGATTCAGATAGAAGTAGTGGTGTTATTAAAAAGGAACATGAGGGCAATTAATGAAAACTGCTTATTGTAACCATTGTGAATCTCATGTTAAAGTATTTAGTGATTTTGGACACGCTCATGAATTTTTATATTATTGTGTAGATTGTGATACCGAAGTTAGTTATAATTTCAAATTCTGTATTTTAGCTGCAGGAAGAGGTACAAGAAATAATGATGTGGATGGATTACATAAAGCTTTATTACCATTGGAAAATAAACCTATTATATCTCATATTATTGAGAAGTTAGATAAGAAAATAGAAATTGTAATTGCAGTTGGTTATAAGTCAGAACAAATAAAAACTTACCTTGATACAGTATATAATGAAAGAAAAATAACATATGTTGAAGTTGATAACTATGATGAAGTTGGTTCTGGACCTGGATATAGTTTGTTGTGTTGTAAAGATGAATTACAAGTTCCATTTATATTCACTTCAGTAGATACAATAGTTAAAGAAAATATTATTTTTGGTGGAGATAATTGGTTGGGTGTTTCTGAAGTACCAATAGAAAATTCAATGGATTATTGTTTAGTAAAAGGAAGTAAATATTTAGATAGTTTATATTATGGTACAGGTAATAGAGCTTATGTAGGTATGGCAGGTATACATGATTATGAAGACTTTTGGAATTCATTAGAAGATAAACAAATAGTGAAAGATGAGTACCAAGTTATACATGGATTTGATGGTTTAGAAAATATTAGATTGATTGATTTCACTTGGTATGATACAGGAAATAATAAATCTTACAATGATACTAAAAAAGTTTTTTGTAATGATGTTGTGGCCAATAAGAGTGATGAGGCTATTTTTATACATAAAGAAAAAGTAGTTAAGTATTTTAATGATTCAGATAAAGCTAAACAACGAGTAGAAAGAACTAAATATTTAAATGGTATGAGTCCAGAAGTATCAGTTGTAAATGATAATATGTATTCTTATGATTATATTCAAGGAGAACTACTTTCAAATATAACTAATGAGAAATTATTGAGAAAGTTTTTGTATGATTGTGAAGAAAATTTATGGCAAGAAATTTTTATTAATGGTAATCGTTATTTGGATGATTGTGTAGAAATGTATGAAAGAAAAACAAAAGAAAGAGTAAAGAAACTAATTGATTCAGAACTTGATAAGATAAAAATTATTAATGGTGTAGAAGTAGAACCAATTAAAGATATGTTGGACAAGGTTGATTGGATGAATTTTTATCAACATGCAATACCATCATATTTTCATGGGGATTTACAACCAGAGAATATTATATATGATGAAAGGAACGATAAGTTTGTATTGATAGATTGGAGACAGAAGTTTGGTAATAGTGTACAGATTGGTGATGTCTATTATGATTTAGGAAAATTATATCACGCAATTATGATTAATGGGCAAACTATATTAAAAGATATGTTTGATTATAATAGAGTTGGTGAAAATATTACATTGGATTTTTATGCAAAGAGTAATCTTATATCGTTTATGGATATTTTTAAAAAGTTTTGTGAAGATGAGGGTTATGATTGGAAACAAGTTGAGTTATTAGGGATATTACAATATTTTAGTATTTGTACACTTTATGATAATTTTAAAGAAGGAAAGTATGGGAGCTTCTTATTCTTATATGGGAAGTATTTGTTAGCAAAATATTTTGATAAGGAAAATAATAATGGATAAAAGAAAACTAATTGATTTATATAAGACAGAATCATCAAATGAGTTTCACAACATACCAACAAGTAAAATTATAGAGTTTGTTGAAATGATGTTTGAGGCATATGATAATGAACAAACAGTATTTGCATGTGGTAATGGTGGTAATGTGGCTTCAGTACAGAACTTAGTAGTGGATATGAATATGCACCCATTTGTATCAGAAGATAAAGGTGTACAAACTATTCCACGAAATAACTTTAAGTGTGTTAGTTTATGTAGTGATCAAGCAACTATTACTGGTGTTAGTAATGACTTAGGGTTTAGATTTATATTTAGTGAACAATTAAAATATCAAGGTGTTAAAGGTGATGTTGTATTTGGAATGTCAGGTTCTGGAAATTCAAAGAATGTATTAGAGGCATTTAGAGTTGCTAGAGAAAAGGAAATGAAAACCATCTTGGTTACAAGAAATGCTGTAAATAATTGTAATGAGTTTGCAGACTTAACTATATCTCTTAAAGGAACTTCAGAGTTCCCTGGACAAACAGGGGGTAATAATAACAATTTCCATTTTGAAGATATCTTATCAAAGATAACTCACATTTCAGTTGGGTTATTAAAGGAGAAAGTATATAATGAAAATAAATCCTAATGTATTAAGAAAAAAGGTTATAGATATGGTTGTTGATAAACAATCAGGACATATTGGTGGTGCATTTTCTATGGCAGAATTAACAAGTGTATTGTATGAAGATTATGATATTGGTGGTAAAGATAAATTGATTTTATCTAAAGGACATGCAGTTCCTATCATTTATGCAGTACTACATGAGTTAGGACAAATAACAGATGAAGAATTAGATTTGTTTAGAGAAATTGATTCACCACTACAAGGACATCCAGACAAATTAAGATTACCATTGATGGATGCTACTACAGGTTCTTTAGGACAAGGATTAAGTATAGCAATAGGACATTCAATTGGACAACACCTACAAGATATAAATGGAACTATATTTTGTGTATTGGGTGATGGAGAATTACAAGAAGGACAAGTTTGGGAATCATTAATGTACTATCCTAAAACTGGGTTAACGAATTTAGTTTGTATTATAGATTGGAACAAAGGACAAAATGATGGATACTCAAAAGATTTTAGTATTATGTATGATAATTTACAAGAAAGAATATCATCATTTGGTTGGAGTTGTAAAGTTATAGATG